AAACAACTGAAAAGATGAAGGTCTATCTAGAATCTGATGATGAGATCATCAACCTAGAAGCAAAGATCAAGTATCTAGATCAAATGCTATACTTTCTAGATCAAGTTATGAAACAAATTTCAAATAGAGGTTTTCAAATTAAGAGTGCCATTGAGTGGGAGAAATTTGTTAATGGACAGTGATGACACAACTCAGCATAAAAAAGAAGAATGAAGTTTATCTTCAAATTTTTTCTAAAGAACCTCACGTCCATCAAGAACTAGCAGATTACTTCACGTTTGAAGTACCAGAAGCAAAATATTTAAAGAAGAACCCAAGATACAAATACTGGGATGGAACTATTCGTCTGTACTCACCAAAGACAGGAGAACTCTACCATGGTTTGAGAAAACATTTACAAACATGGGCAGATGAAAAACAGTATAGTATACAGTATGAAAAGAATGATTGGTACGGAGACATTATAGACGACAATAAATTTGTCTCTCTTCCTGCTGTCAAAGTATTCATGGATAAGATCTCTACAATAAAACCTAGAGACTATCAATACAATGCGGTCTACGAAGCACTCAAGACCAATCGTAAGTTACTTTTATCTCCTACGGGATCTGGGAAATCTCTCATGATCTACTCCATAGTCAGATACTATGCTGCCACCGCAAAGAAGATACTTATAGTCGTCCCAACTACATCCCTCGTTGAGCAGATGGTCAATGATTTTATTTCTTACGGGTGGAATGCTGACGACTTTGTTCATAAGATTTACTCTGGTAAAGATAAGATTACTGATAAACCTATTATAATATCAACTTGGCAATCTATCTACAAATTTCCTAAGAGATATTTTGATGATATAGATTGTGTAATTGGTGATGAAGCACATCTTTTTAAATCAAAGTCATTGACAGGTATCATGACTAAGTTACACAATGCTAAGTATAGGTTTGGATTTACTGGAACACTTGATGGTAGTAAAACACACAAGTGGGTGTTGGAAGGATTGTTTGGTGACTGCGAAAGAGTTACCAAAACAGATGATTTAATTAAATCAGGTTTCTTGTCTAAGTTTAGAATAAAAGTATTATTGTGTAAACATGCTCCTCAGCATTTCGACACATACCATGACGAGATGGAATATCTCGTAGAACATAAAGGTAGAAATAACCTTATCAAAAATCTAGTCAAAGACATAGAAGGTAACACCCTAGTACTATTTAACTACGTTGAAAAACATGGGCAACCACTTTACGAGTTAATAAATAGTAATATAGATCCTTCGCGCAAATTGTTTTTTGTGCACGGTGGCACTGACGTAGAGGATAGAGAGGAAGTTCGTCAAATTACTGAGACGGAAGACAATGCTATAATAATAGCATCTTATGGAACGTTCTCTACAGGTATCAACATTAAAAGACTTCACAATATAATCTTTGCATCTCCTAGTAAATCTAGAATTCGCAACCTTCAATCTATAGGACGTGTTCTAAGGAAGGGAAAGGGTAAAGATATTGCAACCTTATACGATATTGCTGACGACATTGGTGGTCAGAATTACACACTCAAACACTTGAATGAAAGAGTAACCATTTATAATGAAGAGAATTTTAAGTATGAGGTTATAAGAATAAACCTTAGAGCAAACTAATATGGAAGAAGAATTTTACGCAACAATTAAATTAGTATCAGGGGAAGAGATTATATCTAAAGTAGTCTATCTTCCTGATGAAGACAAAGTTATGTTGGACAAACCAATGTTAGTGGAAGGTGCAAGACAAAGAAATGGTCAACTAGAGATAGCTGGTTTCGCTTTGAAGGAATGGATGTCGGCGACGTTTGAGGACATGTTTATTATTGATAGAAGCACTATCATAACTATGTCAGAATTAGATGAGAATATTAAAAATTTTTATGAGATGACGCTCACCAGAGTAGAAGGAGCAAAATCTTTAATTGGAAGAGCAAATAAATTACCTAGATCATCTGGATATCTAGGTTCAGTAAAGGAAATGAAGAAGTCTCTAGAGGATCTATTTAAAAAGAGTTAATATGCCTTTGAACCTCTACAAGGTTATTGTACTGAGATTTGTAATCTTTGTCAAGCCCCCTTTACAAAACCTATTCTGCGTGCTACACTAGTATCATGAAAGATAGTTATAATAATGGCAGCAGTAATGGCTAGAAAAGTCACTAGGAAGAAAACCGAATACTATGTCAACAACAAGGAGTTCCTTGCTGCTGTCATAAAATTGCGAGATTTCTTCTTAGAAGGCAAACAACTAGGACATGAAACTCATGTTGTTTCCATCAACTATTATAGAAATCATAAAGATAGAAGAACTGCTATAGAATTCAGAAAATGTTATGAATACCTAGGCAGTTGTTTTTCTAAGATTGCTACACACTTATCATACAAACCAAACTTTGTCAATTACATGTTCCGTGAGGACATGATTTGCGATGGTGTTGAAAACTGTATCCAATACATTCTCAACTTCGACCCAGAAAAATCTAAAAATCCTTTTGCTTACTTTACTCAAATCATTTACTATGCATTCTTGCGTAGGATCCAGAAAGAAAAGAAGCAATTAGAAATTAAACAAAGAGTTTTAGAAAAGTCAGGATATGAAGAAGTAATGCACACTGACAGCTATGATGGTAGTATGTCAGGTATGAACGCTTCTTATTCTGATATGGGAAGTATCAAAGAAAACATTGAAACTAAAATGAACCGATGAAACTTAAAAGCTCAGACACACCTAAACCAACTGAAAATAACGAACAACTATTACAACGTTTTTCTAAAAGAACTGCTCAACTAACTGCTAGGGCAGCAGAACTACAAGAAGCGTTTGATGAATATAATAGAATTCAAAAAGACTTAGCAAGATTAGAAGGTTCTGTTCAAGCAGTAGAGTATATTGCTTACGGTAAAATGCCAGGTGATGGCAACCATGATAAGTTTAAGGATCATAAACCACATTAAATGCTCGCTATAATGATGGATGATACAACACTTCATCCGTCATTGTATCTAGATTTAAACCTATGAAAAAATTATTATTAGTACTCCTTATATTAGGATCAATTTTACCTTCCGTAGAGGCATTTGGTGTTTCTCCAGAGGGTATTCCGAGAAGACCACGAAACTTTTCACCCGAAGGTAGACCAAGAACAAGGAAACCAAGATGTAAAATAAATGGCAAGGTGACGGTATGTACAATGCCAAGACCTCGCAAATGTACTCGTTTTAGACCTTGTATTCCAAGAGGTTACTACCGTCCTAGTCCACCAAGAGTAATTCCTATGAGATGAGGATAGACAGACACAGAGATATCGCCGATGATCTTGAGGCAGAACTCTTACATGAAATAAAAGGTATCACGCAACAACTGCGTGGTACTTTTAAACAAATAACTAGAGTAAACTCTATGGGAAGATCATCTAAAGTTATTGAAATTGAGTATGAAATTAACGAAGGAAATCATTGACAAGATCCAAGAAGCAATGCTACACACTAAGAAGGATGGCACTGTTAACTGGAAAGACACTGATGAGATTGAGGTTAATCTAGCAGGAACATTTGCTGCTGATAGATTTATTGTTATTAAGAACAAAACAAAAGATCCAGTGGTCTCTGCTGCACCTCATCCAAGATTTGATTACGAAAAAAAGGAATGGAAAAAAGATGAAGATAGCACTAATAACTGATCAGCATCTTGATGGACGCAAGGGCAACCTAGCGTTTTGGAATTACTTCCAGAAATTTTATGATGATATATTTTTTCCAACTCTTGAGAAAGAAGGTATCACTACCATTATTGATTTGGGTGATACTTTTGACAATCGAAAGTCTATGGACTATAATACTTTTAACCGTGTTGACAATAATTATTTCAAACGGTTGGTAGATTATGATGTACATATGCTTTTAGGTAATCATTGTACCTACTATAAAAACACTAACTCAATTAATTCACCAGAACTTCTTTTAGAAAAATACGATAACATTAAAATTTACGTTGAACCCAAGCATATAAAACTTGGAAGTAAAAAGTTCTTAATGATGCCTTGGATTAACTCAGGTAACAAAGAACAATGTCTAAAGTATATTAATGAAAGTGAAGCAGAAATCATGTGTGGTCATCTTGAGTGCGATGGTTTCGAGGTCACACCTGGCATGAGGTTTGATGGAGGTTTTAAAGTATCTGACTTTAAGAACTTTAAACGTGTTTGGTCTGGACATTTTCATATGAAATCAAAACATGGTAATGTTCAATACCTAGGCAACCCATACCAGATGTTCTGGAATGATTATAAAGACACTCGTGGATTTCATATCTACGATACTGAAAGTGATAGACTTAAGTTTGTCAGAAATCCGTACGAAATCTTTGAGAAGATCTTCTACGATGATGCAAAGTACGACTACAACAAATCAGATGTGTCTAATTATAAAGACAAGTTCATCAAGATCATTGTTGAAGAGAAACGAGACTACCAAATGTTTGAAACATTGGTTGATCGTCTTTACAACGTAGGTGCTCATGATGTCAAAATTGTTGAGACTTTAGTTGATGCAGATAACATTGATGATGCAGACTTAGAAACAAAAGATACTATGACACTACTCAATGAATATATTGATGAAGTGGAGGTATCTGTAGACAAATCCAATCTAAAGACTTTGATGAGGTCACTATATATTGAGAGTTGTAACGTAGTCTAATGTTCGTTCTTACCATAGAAAACCATCCAGAAGGGGTATTTTCTGTGCATAATCAAGTAGAAGATCGTGTCATTCCTATATGGACAGAAAAGGAAGATGCGGAAAGATATTTGATGATGATCGAACTTGATCCAGATTATCCTAAAATGCAGGTTGTGGAAATGGAAGATCATGTTATAATAGGTGCATGTCAGGATCGCGCCCAAAGATTTTCTATTATTACTCCTGACGATTTTTTAATACCCCCTGATGATATTGAAGATATTAAATGATTATATTTGAAAAAATCCGTTGGAAAAACTTTTTATCAACTGGAAATGTTTTTAGTGAAATAGATCTTGAAGCATCTAGAACAAATTTAATCGTTGGAAACAACGGAGCAGGTAAGAGTACAATTTTAGATGCTCTTACTTTTTCTCTGTTCGGTAAACCGTTCCGTAAAATTAGTAAGAGTATGTTGATCAACAGTATCAAC